TTTCATCAGATTTCCACCAGTCTTTTTTATATGCTCTTTTCTTTTTTAAATCAATATACAGTTCTTTACTGTAATAGTCTCTTACTGCTTCTAAACAGTCTGTAATACCCCATTTATATTCTCTACCCATTAAAGGAGTATCTAAATTTTTTGGCTCCAATTTATAAGAATCCATACTAGGATAACTAAAAATATAGTAAGGTATATTAGAAGCATTGCAATACTTTACATCAGATGCACTAGGTTTGCAAGAGGCCTCAATATGACTATGTACTATTCCTACAACATCATGAGTGTAATATATCTTAAGATATTCATCTGAATCTAGTGCGAAATCTTCCTCTTCTGTAGCTACATTAGTACAAGGAATCCATTTTAATTTTCCCTTTTTTACTGCTAAAACACCACAACCCTCTCTAGGAGCACATCTTCCAAAGTGCTCGTACATATTAGAGAGAAGTGTAGCACTAATCATCGATACTTTTCGCTCCCTGGAAACCCACCAAAAGGAAGAATTCTTTCTGTGTTCATACTAACAGAAGGTAGATTATTGTTGCCAGAGTCTGGTTGAAATTGAAATCTACATTTACAAGAATTTAATATTTTTCCACACAAATCCCCTCTTACCCAATAATTAGATCCAACAGCTGGAGTTTGTCCGGCAGGTGTATTTGCTCTTACAGTTCTCCAAATTGTATCTCCATATTCTACATAGGTATGATCATCTTTATCATAAGCATAATCAGCTTTAGAAGCATCATATACTGTATAAGGCCATGCTCTTGTCCAAAAAGTAGATCCATAAGCAGGAGTGTTTCCCGTATGACTTGCAGAATTTGATCTCCAAGCATTTCCTCCATGAGTTACCCAATTATTTATTCCATAAGCAGTACCAGCATTATAAGCTGAGAAACTAAGACTTTGACTTACTATAGGTTCATCTTTTATATTGAAATAAGCTTTATATTCTGTACCATCTACAAGTACTTTACTATTAGGAGCCCAGATACATCCTCCTCTAGAATTTGAAATAGCTCCCTGATACTCCCAACTACAGTATTTTCCTACAACAATTCTACTAGGTAATTTTACTCCTTCAAGATCTGAAGCTGCTGCTAGTTCAAAACTAATAGAAAGTTTAGTCTCAGTTGCAATTCTATCAATTATAAATTTTTCTGTTGGAAATTCAATAGGAGGAGCACTGGTGCCTGTGTCATCGTCTTCACCAACTAAATACCTTTGTAAAGTTGTACGTCTAACTAATCTTTTTCCAATTAAATCTCTATTAGTTAAATCCCCTATAGCATCCCTAAAAGTTGATAGTATATTTGCTACAGTTAAAGTAGGACGAGCAGAAGCTCCGTCTGTCTTTCTTTCTATCCCTTTTAGTTCTATTGGAATAACTGAATAAGTTTTTGGATTATAAGGAGCTATTTTTTCTCTAAATTGTACAGTAGTTATATCGGCTTCAACTGCAGCAGAAAAATATAAAGTACTCGATGAAAGTTCTAACTCAAAAAGCTCTACCAGACCGCTGCCTGGATCTTGTTTCTGTACTGCATCTATTAATGTTGTCATGCTTCATAAACTCTTCTAAAATTTGCGGAGGCACTATAAAAGTCTCCATAGTCATAAGTAATATCATAATCATCGCATACTACTTTAATCGTAGTTTCTTGAGGCCCAGGATTAGCGGCTACATTACTGTCTGGAATGGTAAAATTAAAAGCTGTAACTCCTTTTAAAGACTTAAAATATCCTACAATATCATCTATATCCGCTTTTGGTCTAGTTTGAAATTGTACGCTAAATGTTTCAGCTATAGAATTAATGCCGTCTGCAAGTCTTTGCTCATATCCATCTCCAAATTTAGCTATATGAACTTTAGGTTTAGATTTTATATTTAAAGATTTGTCTGGACGAATAGCCTTGCTACCAAATGCTAATGAAGTTGTAAATCCTATAGCCATTATGCCGTCCCATATCTATTAAGAATTCCACCAGCTCGTTTCTGGTTTTGTAATTCCTCTTGAACGGCTTTAGCAATAGCTATTCCAAGCCCTTCATTATCCGCACCCGATGTCTGAGTCTGACCATCGGATGAAACATTTACAGTTACATTATTATTTTGTGCGCTACTTCTCATATCTACTGGAATAGCTTTTCCATCGGGTAGGGGTACAATAGCTTCATTATGTTTACCCTCTCCTATTAAACCAAGTGTTGGACTAGTAGCTATTCCTCCTCGAGCGAATTTACGGAAGCCTCCTGGTACAATACCTCCATTAGCCATAAAAGACATGGCCATAGTAATAAGGCTCATCCAGCCTCCACCAGCACTTCCGCCACTAAAAAGCTGTCCAAAATCACCAAATAAGCCTCCCAGACCTGAAAGGAAGCCCCCTTCTTCTGAACCAAAAAAGGTTCCTAATTTAGTCATCCATGGGGAGTCGTCTGTGAAAAGCTTTTTGAAAGGTTCAATAAATCCAGCAATCTTGCCTTGCGCTACTGAAGGCCCGATTGGATTACCATCAGCATCTACTGACCCCGGTGCTGCTGAACCTGTAAAGCCTTTTTTGGTATCTCGCCAGCCTTCTACTTCACCTTCCCATTGTGGGACAAATTCTTTCTTCTCTGCTCCAGGTCCAGTTCCTGTATCAGTTCCTGTACCAGTTCCTGTACCAGTTCCTGTACCAGTTCCAAGTTGGGCTGCCAATGCTTCAATCGCAGATACTACATGAGTGTCGTGAACATAAATTGAGTTTCGATTTAATCCTGCCTCATAAAATTTCTTTTCCGTCGTTTCAAGAGGTATATCACTAATATCCCTAGGATCCCAGTCACCAATCCAATCGGGCTTTACTGTTCTCTGGAACTCGTCATCCCTAATAGCACTCGGCCAGCGACGTTCCGGACCACCGGCAGCAAGCCATTCTGCAGTTTTCTCTTCTTTCTTCTCTTCTGGAGTTTTCTCTTTTGGTATGTGTACTAATCCACTACCACTACCTATACCTATCTGAAAGTCCTCAGGCGGCGTAGTTATCTCGTCGAACCCCTTCCATAGATCCTGCCCCATGCTTTTGATAGCCCTCCATATAGCTCCTGGCAATTCCTTGATAGCAGTCCACGTATTCTTCCCCCATTCTTTAATACTATTCCACGTATTTTGTAATACTTCCCCTAAAGAAGTAAGAAGATTACTTATCGTATCACTCAAAGCTTTAAGATCCTGTTTCATCTGAACCCACCCGTCCTTGAGGGCTTGCCAAATTTTCTTGAGCTCTTCCCCTTGGGACCGCAGAAACTCTTGAACCGGCTCATATTTCTCAGGTGGAACAACTGCTCCAGATTTTTGAGGCTTTTCCCCTCCTCCAGGAGTAGTATAGAACTCCTCAGAAAAATTCTGTAGTCTCCGCTCGCCAGGATCCATCATGTCATCTCGACGCTGCAATATATCTGCTACCTTTGCGTCAGCAGCTGCTTGCTGATCTGCTTTCGCTGTTGATCCTGCTTGTACTGCTAATTCTATTAGTCTTGCATGTTCTTTTGCTGCTTCTAGCATACCCTCTTTTATTTTTTGATCTGCTGTCTTAAAGCCAAATGCACCCATTGCCATTTCAGTAAGTTGCTTTGATACAGTATCTGCTACAGAATTCCATATACCTTCAAACAAACCTCGCATAGCATCTGTAAAACTGGATTCTTCTCCTTTCATAAAAGATGCAAAAGTTTTCTGTAACCCCGATTCAAATTCTTGAGTGGCTGCATCAGCTATTTGCTTTGTATAATCTAGTTTTCTTTCAAGCTCGTCATTTTGAGCTGCTAAAATATCTTTTTCCAGTAAATAATTTTCAAGCATTCTTCTTTGTTGAGGCTCTAGGTTACCTGTCTCTGCTACTTTCTCTTTTATAGCTAATATTTCAATGTCTATGTCTTTCATCTTATTTTCATTTTTCGTCATAGCAAATTCCATCTTAATTCTTTTACCCAGAAGTTTAGTGGTTCCTAGTAATGCTTTTTTCTCTTCTAATGACGTCTCTAAAGTTCGTTTTTTAGCTTCGGCTTTCTTTTCATCTAAAAGATCCATTAGATCAATATGTCTTTCAATCTCCAGACCTCTTGCTACCCAAATTTTTAATTCCTCTTCATTCATTCCTTCTGGCGCACCACCGTAGCCACCGGCGGCTGATTTAGCTCTTTCATCCCTTTCTAAACCTAAAGTATCAGATAGTTTACCTTCAGTGCTTCTTTTTTGAAGATCCATTAAAACTTTATTAGTTTCTTGAAGATTATCTTTCATCATTCTTCCAGCATTAGCAATATTGGTAGAAAACTCTACTGACGCAGATTGAGCTTTCATTAGCCTTTCTATAAGTGCGTCCCATGCATCGGTTCCAATATCATCCGCAGACAATGCTGTCAATTCATTTAATACAGCTAAATACTCAGTAACGGGGTTTTTAGCACCGCTAAATTTTTCACTAGCAATTTCAGCAGCATCTAATTGATTCTGAAGATATTCACCAAATTCTGTAAAGTCTTCTCCTCCAAAACCCCCTCTCATAAATGAAATAAGATTTCCACGATAACCTTCCATTGCTAGTGCAGTCTTCGCTATTTGTGCATCAACCTGTGCTAGTCCTTCCTTTGTCCTATTATAAAAATCTTCGTACTCTTCTGTGTCGGGTTCGTATTCTATCCAATGTTTTGCGTCTTCTCCTCCTAACCTTCTATATATAGTTTGGGCTTCGTCAAATTGTGCCATCAAATCCTGAAGGCCCTTCTGATGTTCTTCCAAACTAGCCAGATTATCGCCTCCCAGTTCAAACCATGGAGTCCAAGCACTAGCTCTTCTTGCTATATTATCCATGATTTCTTCTATGTCTTCATCTGTTTTATCTAACCCCTTAGTAAAACCTTCTCGTACTCCCTCAAACATAGTTCCTGACATAGACATACTAAGCTGCCCTATTCTATTACCCATAGCTTCAAAAAATTGAAGAAATCCAGCACCATCTTCAGTTATTATTCTTTGTACTGCATTAAATTTTTCAAATTCTGTATTTAACTCTTTTACTTTTTCGGTAGCAATAGACATTTCATCTACCAAATCTTCTGTAGCATCTTTAGCTTTACCAGCATTTTTAATCCACTGATAAGCTGATATCGCTAAAGTAGCTACCATAGAAATTACTGAAATTATACCCAGAGCTTTAGATATAAAAGCGCCTGTAGCTGCTGCGGCACCTTTAATTGCAGCCATTGTACCATGGAAAGCGGATACTAGACCTGCCCAACCCATTTTTATGTAAGTACCGGCGGATGACCACATATATTGAAGATCTCTAGTAGTAGTTTTAGTCTTCAACTTTACATCATTTAACAATGTATTCCAGTGATTTTTCATTTCATCTGTCATTTTTTTACTACGATCTATTACACCCTTCATAGCTCTACGTTGTACTGCAGTTAGATCTTCAGCTTTGCCAGCCGCAACCATGTCAAAACCGCCTTTAGCAATTTTACCTTTAGTTTCTGGCGCTTTTAATCCTTGGCCTCGTTTATTCACATCTCCTAAAGCTGCGAATCTCTTTTTTTGTGTTCTTTGTAAATCTTCTAGTTTAGCTTGTGCGTGTTGATAGCCCATAGCTAACTCATCAGCTCTTGTTTTTGCATTTGATGCCCAAGCAGATAAACCTGTTTTTAGAAGTTGATTACCCATAGAGATTAATAAACCAACCATAAGATAGGGCATCCTAGTTAAAGTCTCAGCTATGGGTCCAGCAATCCAAGAAGCAAATTCTTTTATATCATTAACAATATCATCAAAGGCTTTTCCTAATTTGGTAAATTCATTACCTGTAGGTGCCATAGCTGCCATTATACGCCCGTATTTACTTTCTAATTGATCCAATACTTCTACAGTAACGGCTTGAGATTTTTCATATTGAGTTAACTGATCAGCTGTTTTACCAATCGAAGCACCATATTTTTCTGACGCATCAGCAAGTCTAAGTATAATACCTAGTTCGTCTAATAGTTCTGGTTCGGCTTTTGTTACGCCTCGAACGAGACGATTGAAAGAATCAGTTACATCTCTACCTAGTATGATAGAAACGTCTTTTGCTCCCTTACCAAGTTTTGTTAATTGCTCATTAGACATTCCAGCAGCTTTACCAATAGCTGCAGATTGGGCAGCATCTGTAAAAGTAACTTGAGCATCTGTAGCTGCTACAATATCGTTTGTAAGGGATCTAAGTGCAGTACCTGTAGCGGAAGCATAAAGTACTTGACCTTCTTTTAGTTTTTCAAGGTCTCCTGCACTTTGTAAAAATCTGAAAGCAGCTCCAATGGCAAAGATATTAGCAGCTAAGGTAGCATAAGCTCCTACGATTCCGCCCATACCTTGTGACATTTTTGAAAAGTTTTTAGAAGCACCAGAAGACTGTACAGTGACACCCTTCATATTACGGTTTAACGTACCCGCACTTTTTGACGCTTGATCCATACCTTGACCCGCTTTTTTACTTTCTAAAGCGGCTTTCTTCAGACCGGGTCCGGTCTTTGCGTTTATATCAACAGTATGTGTGGTTTTTGAACCTTTAGCCATTATCCTTGTACGTTATGGGTGTAGTGTTTACCATCACCGCCGCTAGATTTTTTTCTACGTTTGTCTGCTTCTCTTTTTTCGTCTGCTCTATCTGCTCTATAATTAACTAGTTGTCTTTCGTACATTTTCATAAAGTACATAGTTGTTTTTTGATCGTCTACATCCCATATGTCAAATAATTGAGAGCAATGTCCCCAATCTTTACCCATATATGTGCCTGACATTCCTTCCCAAACATCTGATAGAAGATCAAATATAAAAAATGCCACTTGAACCTCGATCGGAAACTCCGATTGAGATAGCGGCATCTTTTCTGGATCAGGCTCTTCCCCTAACTGTTCACAAATCCTATAATACTTCTCTATGTCAATAGTAGCATTACGTTGATTTATATATCGAACAAATAGATCCTGAATTTGCTCTACTTGTTCCCAGTAAAATTTTCAAGGTCACTCACTA